GAAGCGGCGAAGGCATGGCGGCGGGCGGCGAACGGCATCGAGCGTATGCATCTGGCCCGATGGATTCGGGAAGAGCGGTACGACGAGGATCCGAAGGGCGAGCGGAAGGTGAAGGCCAGCAAGTCCATGGTGCCGGCAAACGATAATGACAGCGCGGTCTGCGCGCGCCGTCTTTTGGATTCCCGTCGCGGGGTGATTACGTCGACCGAGATGGCTGGAGGTATCCTGTCGCTATCCTTGTCGGCCCCGGAAGGTGATTGGAAATCGTTCATCGTCGTGGAGTCCGACAGATTGCAGGACCAGCAAGACGGCCAGCGACTTCTAACCGAAGTTTGGGCCGCGGGCGGCAAGATTGGTCCATTGGAAAACCCCGAAGACCTGCATGGCATCAGCGTCGAACTGCGGCGCTACGAAGGCGATTATTACGAGTGGCGAGGGGCGCCACTATCTGCCAACGACGACGAGGCAGCATGAGCCGGCGCGGAGGGAGACGCGCCACACCCGGCCTCACCAGCCGGTCACCACATTGAGGAACGGAGCACATGACATCATCATATGCCGCCCTGACGGGCGGGCTGCCCACGGCTGACAATGACAATCAACGCGGCGGCTACCGATACCGCCAACGCCTCGCCTATCCCGCGCTGCGATGGCTCATCAAGCATGATCCGGAGGCGGCGCTTGCCGTCTTCCATCACATTCGCAATGTGTCCTGCACATACGGCGAGCATGCGCCATCGCCTTCCTACTTCGACCCGCGCGAGTACAGCGCGAACGATGCGGAAACGCACGAAGCCCCGAGAAAGCCGTGGGCATCTCTGGATGACATGATTGCATCGGGCGATGGCATTGACGGGGCGAACCTCGATCGGTTGCATGAGGTGCGGCCGGAACTGCATGAGCTTCTGCGCAGCGCTGGCGGCATCGCGTGGCCGTGGTGCGGTGTTCGGAGGAAGCGCGACGGGAAAATCAGGTGGTTCGGCGAGCCGTGGGCATACCAGTGGACTGAGGTCCAGCGTCGTGCCGATCCGAATAGGCGCGGCGTGCACATCATCACGCTGGGCGGGCTGACATATTATACTCGCCCCGCAACGGAGGAGAACCCCGTCCGGCGGCGTCATCCCGGCGGCATGCTGGTGACGTATGCCGATGATACTGGTCGGCTCCAGCGCCCGGCGTATCGGGCGACAAAGCCCCGCGGCGGGAAAAACCCGCACCGCACTCCCGCGCAGGCTGACCTTTATCTGTCTTATCCTCCCGCGCTGTCGTCACCGATGGCAGCTGACGGGTTACGGACGACGATGTCCGGCAAACCGGCTCTTGGTGATTTCTACCATCCGCTTGGCCGGCGGGAACCGGGTGCATTCATGGACTGGAAGTCCGGCAAGATAGACGAGGAAGGCCGCTTCGGCGTCAAGGAAGCGCGCAACGAACTGGCCGCAATGGGTGTCGACGGCTCCGTTCCATTTGATGATCTGCCGTTCCCGGCAACGAAGTGCCCCACCAAGCACGCGAAGGGCGCTCGATTCTTCGCCGGCATCACCGCGAACAAGGAAACAAAATCGGTTCCCGCCATCGGCGTGCCATGGACGCCTGAACTGACGCTGACACATACGACGGCAACCGTAATCGACGAGATTGCGGGGCGTGGCAATCTGACGGGGGTCGGAACCCGCCTCGGTAAGTCCAAGGGATATGCCGACAGGTACGCGAAGAAAGTTATCCTCGAAGCGGCAAGAGAACTTATGGCTGCAAACGACAACTATTTGATTGAAAATAGGAAATCAGCATGAGTTGCAACTAACGCGCACTCAACTCCCCTATAACGGGGAAGGCTAAAACAAATTGTGGGGTCGCTTCGGCGGCCCCTTTTTCTTGAGGCGACACTGAAAAAGTTGCCGCTCAGCGTGCCATTTCGTGCCCGCTGGGCGCGTATATAGTAGGGCCGCGCCTACAGCCCTCCATTTCGCGTAGCAGTTCTTCTCCGTTCGGCTGCGCCTGCTGGTTGCTGCCCCTCACGGCAACCGGCACCCCATCCTCGTCCGCCCATTTCACCGCCCGGCCTCGCCGCCGGGCTTTTCTTTCACCCTTAATTCGAAATCCCACAAAAATTGGAGGCGACCATGCGTTTGTCGGAGGTCGTACAAATCCTTGCTCGCCGTCTCGACGTGCGACCGGGCCGCGTTTCAGCAATCGCTTCGCGGCTGCAGCACGCCGGACTGCTTCCTATAACCGAGGGCAGCCGGCGATACCCCCCGGAGATCGAAATAGGTCATGCAGCCACGTTGCTACTAGCCGTTATCGGCGACCGTGGCCTCGGCTGTGTGCCTGATACTGCCGAGGCAGTTGGCGATTACCGCAGCCAGGACGGGGGGCGCCTCGCCGACGCCCTACTAGCCGTTCTCCGCGGCCAGGCTCAGCCCGGCGACCTGATAGTCAAGGATGGCGGCGCGTCCGCGACGTTCAACGGCCACCACATCGTATTCGGCAATCCCGCCGAAGACGGCCCGGCGAGGTTCGTAACCGGCCCAACTCTCGCGGCCATTGCTGCGGAGCTTGCTGGGGCGGCACCGGCCCACGCCGATGCCGTGGCGGCAATCGCTAGAATTAGGAACTGCTGATGGATATAGATAAACTAATCGACGCTGCCGCGCGAGCGGCGGTTGAACACGACCGCTCGCCGTTTGCGAGCGTCGATCCTGCGGACGACGTCCGCCTTTCGGCCGCTATCCACGATGCCAGGCAAGCCTTGGCCTCCCAGGGCATCAACGATGACCGAATGGCAGCGGCCATCTCACTGGCGAAACTCGAAACCCGAGTCGAGGCCGGCACCGCAACGCCGGCCATCCAAAATGAAATCAAACTTTTGAAGGAATTTCTGAATGCCTAACCTTGCATCGATGATCGCCGAGCTTGGCGAGACTTTCAAATCGACTACCGGCGATCTCGCTTCCCGCCTTTCTGAACTTGAAAAGCGCGCCGCACGTGAGCCGGAAGGCGATTATGTCGCGGCTAACGACGATCTCCCGCTTGCCGCCGCACTGCTCGACAGTAAGGACGTCCAAAACCTTAATCGCGATTTCCGCGGCAAGGCCGTCGTCAAGCTGACTGGCGAGCGCGCCGCGATTACGTCGGCACCCACGACGGTCGGTAGCAATACCTCCGCGGGAACGTCGCTGGTTCCGGCCCATCGCGTTCCGGGAATTATCACGCCGTATGAACGGGAATTGCGCGTCCGCGACGTTATCGGCTCGGCCCGCACCACGTCTAACAACGTGGAATATCCGCGCGAAACCAAATTTGATAATAAGGCCGCACCTGTCTCGGAGGGCACGCTCAAGCCGCAGTCCGATCTGGAATTCGAGCTGTTCAATGCGCCGGTCAGGACGATCGCTCACACGTTCAAAATATCTCGCCAGATGCTCGATGACGTACCGGCGCTCGCCGCCTATGTCGGCCGCCGTGGTACGTACGGGTTGAAGTTCGTAGAAGATCAGCAGTTGCTGTTCGGCGACGGAACCGGGCAGAATATTCTTGGCATCGTCCCCCAGGCTACGGCGTTCGCTCCGGAGTTCTCTGACGCTGCTGACACGGCTTTTGATCGCGTCAATCAAGCTATTTCGCAAGCCGAGGATGCGGAAATCCCCGTCAACGCGATCGTGCTGAACCGCCGCGATTGGCGCCGAATGCTTGGAATCAAGGATGGCGACGAACGATATATCTCCAGCCAGTCGCCTTTCGGGTCGCAGGCTCAACAGCTTTGGAACCTGCCTGTAGTTGCCACCAACGCGATGCCGGCCGGTGAATTCGTCGTAGGCGCATTCCAGGACGGCGCCACTATCTTTGACCGGCTCGATGTCGAGGTGTTGCTGTCGACCGAGAACGAGGACGATTTTGTTCGCAATCTCGCCACTGTAAGGGTCGAGTCAAGATTGGCCCTCGCGGTATTCAGGCCTGAAGCTTTCGTGGCGGGCGATCTGGAGCCCGCAGTCAGCAGCTAACGAATAAGGCGGCACCTCCGGGCGTTAAGCGCGCGCCTTACAAGCTGTGGCGGCGCCGCCGCCGTTTCGGTCATGGCCGCCACAGCAGCGCACCTCGCCGCGCCGGGCTAATCACATCCGGCCCCTAGGGGCGGCTACCGGCAGGCCACTTCCCGCGCCCGAGAGACCCCAACGTCATCTTGGCGTTGCTCGCGGCGCGGGCTTTTCTTCCATGGGGGGGCCTTCTGGAAGTCTAGTGACGTGGGGTTCCGGACCGCCCGGCCCCCCGCGCGTTCATGCGGCTTGCCCCGGTTCAAACAAAAATCTGAAAGCGTTCAATAATGGTGAACAATGCAAGACCACCGGGCCATCTCCGGGCGGCAACGCGGCGCTGGTTCGCATCTGTCGTGTCCGATTACGACTTAGATCCTCATCATGTGCGGCTGCTCACCCTCGCCGCCGAGGCGTGGGACCGCGGCCAGCAGGCGCGCGAGATCATCGACCGCGACGGCATGACCTTCTCCGACCGCTTCGGGCAGCCAAAAGCCCGACCGGAAATCGCCATCGAGCGTGACAGCCGCATTGGGTTCGCCCGGCTCATTCGCGAGCTGGGACTCGACGTCGAGCCGCCACCGGAAGCACCGCGCATGGCTCGTACGCGCGATTACGGGAGTCGAGCCTGATGCCGGTGCGCACCCGTAGAAACAGGCGCGCCACCCGCGCCGAGTTCAACGTGACGCCGGAGATTCGCGAGGCGTTCCGCGCTTACATCGAAAGCGATCCTCCGGGCGGAGGTTTCCACCCCTGGCCCGAACACTGGCGGCTCCACGACCTCCTCGACGAGGCGGGCGCGCTGGCCATGCCGCTGTGTCCGCCTTGCTGTTACCACCCGCGGCTTTTTGGGATTCGGTGGGAATACCTGCCCAAAGCGATGGCAATCTATCGCAGTTTGGAGGCGCGGCATGCCCGTTCGTAGGCGCAAGGACCGGCGGCGCCATGCGGTGCCCGACTGGAAAACCGAGATTGACCTAGACATTGGATGGCTTTCCGACCGCAGCGACGACGAGATGCGCGCGGCACGGGAAACCTACCGCGACTACATGATGGCGCTCCCCCGCCCGGCAGGCACCCGACCTGTCGCCTGGTGGGTGTTCGAGCGCGACGTGGACGCCCCGCCATCGGGACCGGCTGAAGCCCAGGCACTGTTTGAGATGGGCGAACTAGACGACGACGAGGTCGCCGAGCTTCGCCGTGATTGGTCGAGTATGCCGGTTGAGCATCGGCCGCGTTTTCTCGATGCTGGCAAGGAGTAGCCATGGATCCAGTTCTAGAATTACAGGGCGCCATCATCGCGCGTCTGCGTGCCGATGCCGACGTTGCCGCAATTGTCGGCTCGCGAGTGTACGACATTCCGCCCGCCAAAGCGCCGCTGCCGCTCATTAGCATCGGGCCGTCCAGCTATCAGTCTGACGATGCGGACTGCCTGACGAGCGGCGAAATCATGGTCCAGATCGATGCATGGTCAGAAGCGCGCGCGCTGTCTGAGGTGCGGCGCATGGCCGACGCCATCCGCTCAGCGCTGCGAGATTGGCAGCCATCGCTGGCCGTGAACGCCGTTGTAACCTTCGACCACTGGCGCACCGACTACATCAACGAAGGCGAAATTCAGCACGCCTCCATTCGATATAACGCAATCGTCGAGCAGCCAGGCGCTACTGCCCATTACTAGGAGGCAATCATGGCTCAATCATCCGGCGCTGGCGCTTTGCGCGAGCGTTTCACCATCCGCCGCGCCACTCTCGTTGATGACGGCTATGGCGGCCAGACCGAAACATGGACCGATTACCTCACGTTGCCCGCCGCTATCACATACAGTCGCGGCGGCGAGACCGTTATTGCGGCACGCCTACAGGCGCAGCAGCCCGCAATCCTGCGCGTCAGGAACTTCGCGGCCTCGCGCGACATCAAGCCGACCGACAAGGCAGTGAACGCGCGCACGGGCGAGGTGTTCAATATCCGTGAGTATCCGCGCGAGGCTCGGGACAACAAGGGGTATCTTGAGTTTCTGGTGCAGGCGGGGACGCCCTGATGAAGAACAGCGTCAAAGTCTCCGGCCTGAAGGAACTCGACGCCGCACTTGCGCAGTTCAAGAAATCCACGGCACGCGGCGTCATGAACCGCGCTCTGAAGAAGGCTGCGAAGCCCATTGCCGATCAGGCGAAGGCGGACGCCCCCTTCAAAACCGGCGAACTGCGCGACAGCATCAACATCCGCGTGAAAGGCGCGGGCGGCAGTGCTGGCAAGGCCGCCTTCGCCGCTGCGATGCGCGCCGGCGCCAGCCGCAGCGAGGCGGCGAAGGCAGCTCGTGAGGCCAATAGGGAAGCCGGTAGCCAGCCCATGTCGGCGACGGTGTCGATCGCTGCCGATGCGCCTCATGCCGTCTTCGCTGAGTTCGGCGCTCGCGGGAAGCCCGGCAATGCCTTCTTGTCTACAGCAATGACCAGCCGCGCCGACGACGCGCTCGCCTTGGTCAAAACCGAACTCGGAACAGAGATTGAAAAGACCGCGAAAAGGGTTGCGGCCCGCGCGGCGAAGAAAAGGACAACGACATGACTGATCCCGTCGACCTTCAACTGAGGTTCACCGTAAACACGCTTTGCCTAGCCGAGGCATCGCTGTGCAAGCCGCTGGCCGCCATCTTCGAGGAGGTGCAGTCGGACGATGGCGCCGAGCTGCGCACGATTCGGGCACTGGTTGCCGCCGGGCGTGTGCATCTCGAACCGATGGCGCGTGCTGCGGAGGTTTCCGGATATAGTTTTTCTCTCTCTCCCTACTATGATGAAAACCGCGCCGGCCAGTTGATCGAGAAGCACGGCATCGCCGTCGTTGCCGAGCAGGTCGGCAAGGCGCTGGCGGCGTTCGTGGCAAGGATTTCGGGAGCCGCCTGATGTCCACACGCATTGGCGCTATCCACGTCGACCTTGGTCTGTCGACGGCGCAGTTTCAGAAAGGCGTCCAGAGCGCCAAAAAGGAGGCTGCCGGTCTCGGCGCCTCGCTGAAATCCAGCCTTGGCGGGATCGCGAAGAACTTCGGCGCAGGGCTGCTTGCCGGTGTTACGGCCGGCGGCATCGCTGGCATCGCCAGCCAGTTCGCCGTGGTTGCCGACAATATCGCATCGATCGGCGACGAGGCGGCGAAGGCGGGTGTCTCGACCAAGGTGTTCCAGGAGTGGCGATACCTGGCCGAGCAGGCGCGTATCCCGATTGACAGCCTCGTGGATGGATTCAAGGAATTATCGATCCGGGCAGATGAGTTCGCGACGACCGGCAAAGGCAGCGCCGCGGAGGCCTTCGCCCGTCTCGGCTTGAAGCCGGCCGAGGTGAAGGAACGCCTGAAGGACCCTGCCGAGTTCATGTTGTTGCTTATCGAGCGCACAAGGCAGCTTGGCGACACGGCCGCCGGTATCCGTATCTTTGACGAGCTTTTCGGCGGCACGGGCGGCGAGCGCATGGTGTCACTGCTGCAAATGTCCGACGATGAGTTGCGGAACATCGCGAGCAGCGCACAGGCCGCCGGACGTGTTCTTGATGACGATCTAATCAAGAAAGCCGCCGAGCTCGACAAGGCGTTCAAGGGTGTTTCGGGAACGGTCTCGACTTACCTTCAGGGCGCCATCATCCGAGCAGCCGATGACCTGTGGTCGTTCATCGAACTATTCCAGAAATGGGAGAATGTCCGCCGCTCGACCGTCGACGAGCGGCTGGCAGCAATCGGCAAGGAGCGCCTCGCGCTCGAAAAGCAGATTCTCGAGACGAAGCACGAGCAGTCCAACATCACCGGCAACGCCAGCGACCTCGGCTTCGACGCCCCCACGGCTGGTGTTTACAGCGGGCAGGCCGAAGAGGTGGCGAGGCTCCAGCAGCAGATGGCAGCTCTCGCCGCGGAGGAGGAACGAATCCTTGCCGCTCGCAAGGGCATCGATGACCTGCCGCCGAAGCCGTCCGCAAGCACTGCATGGACACCGTCGATCGTTCCGGACGGGAAGCGCGACAAGGCAGCCGAGGCAGCGGGGCGCGAGGCGGAAGCTGTCCGCAGGCTCATATCCGAACTAGAGCAGGAACTGACCCTTGTTGGCGCATCGAACACCGAGAAGGAGATAGCGAATACGCTTCGCCGCGCCGGCGTGGACGCCGCTTCTGCGGAGGGGCAGCGCATCGCTGAACTGGTGACCGCTATCGAGAGGGAAACCGAAGCCCGCCAGAAGCAGGCCGAGGCAGTTGCGAAGCAGCAGCAGGCCACTGAAAACCTGTTTCAGATGGGCGCGGATGCGCTGACATCCATGGTTGACGGCTCCATGAAAGCCGAGGAAGCCGTGAAGCGGCTGGCGGTACAACTCGCCCTCGCGGCGGCCCAGGCGGCGTTGCTGGGATCTGGGCCTCTCGCCGGACTGTTCGGGGGCGGCGGTGGTGGGGCGTTGCTCGGATCGTCATTTTCACTCAATCTTAGGAGCGCCGCATGAGCGCGTTCTATGCACTAGCTTTCGATGACCGCGTTGAGCTTCTCACCGACGGCGCAATTTACGCCGACGACGGCACGCTGCTCGACATCCGCCGCAAGGTTTGGACCAGCGACAGGTTGCCGCTTGCCATTACCGGCCGAGGGAACTCCGGCATGGTTGAGGCAATGGCGACAGCGATGCTGTTCGCCGCGTCCATCGGAACGTTCGACGAGGCCGCTGAGCGGATCGATGGCATGCTACGCCGCCGCGCCGAGAAGGGAGCACCAGCCGATTTCGAGATGGTGCTCGTCGGCATCTCCGAAACCCGTGGGCCGGTCATCTACTATGCCGCGTCCCTTGATGCGTACGGTCGCGGCATCGGGCCGTGGCAACTGCATGACGCTGGCCGGGAATTTGGCGGCGGGAATGTTGTCGATGTATCGGACCTCTATGCCGGTGATGGCCTGCTCAACAGCGGCGTAGAACTATTCGAGCGTATGCGCGCCGTGCCGGGGCCGAATCCGACACGACCCGACTTGCCGGACCTCTACGGCATCGGCGGCCACGTCGACTGGACCGTCGTCGCCTCCACCGGCGCGGAGACGCTGCGCATCTGGGAATGGCCCGACGTCATCGGCGAGCCGATCGATCCAGCACGCGAGGGGCGGGAGCCGCGATGGCTGGAGGCGGCATAGAAATGCGGCCAGTATTGAACACGATCCACGGGAGGCGCCTGGCTATGCGCCTCCCTATGGCCGGGCTTTTCGCCATCGAGGAGGAAACGGGCAGCCCAGCGTGGGAAGCGCTGCGCGAACTAATCAGCGGCAGCTTCCGCATCGAGCATGTGGAGTCGGTGCTTTTCCACGCCATTCGCTTCGGCAGCGGTGAGGATGAGGCGCTCGACTTTATCGAACGGGCGCGCACGGGCCGCCTCCCGCTGCTACGGTATGTCGGCCCGGCCGTTGAGATTCTCGCGGCAGCCCTGATCGCCCCGGAGCGGAAAGCCGGTGGCGCGGCGGGCAGCAGCGCTGAGGGCGGTGGCGTGAGCGGTGGCGACCCGCTCACCCGCGCGACATGCTATCGCACGGGTCTCGCCATGGGCCTGCGTCCGCAGGATGTCGACGCCCTTACCTTGTGGGAGTTCATGACGGCCGTCGAGGCGTTCATGTCGAACACGCCGGGCCGGATGTCGGAGACCGAGAAGGACGAAATCTGGGACTGGCTGAAGGCGGGTTAGCGGCGCGGGCGCTTAGGCGCTCTCCTCGATGGCGCGCTGAAGGCGTTTGGGTAGAAATATTGGAGATGGAAATGATTGAAAACCCACACCCGCGAATTGTCGCGGCGGATTTCGAATCGTGGTGCATTCAATGCGATTGCAATCCCGGTGATCCAGGATTTCAGCCTTCGCTGGCTGCCGCAATACAGAACGCAATCATCGGTTACATACGGGGTCTGGAGGCCCTGAATGGCCAACTTGTAGACGATCTGACTGGTTCATCTTTTGATGCGCCTGCGCAGGAAGGTTTGGAGGCGCAAGTGAGGGGATACCTCGTCTAACTCCGCTACGCAGGAAGACCAAGTGCGATAGCGACGGCCTTCAGGGCGGTTCCCCCAAGAGCAGATACCCCATCTTTACCCGCCGACGAAGCGGCATCCTTGGACCAGTTTGCAATAGACCGTCCGAGGCTCGTCTTGGGATCAAGGGGATTAGGCTTGTCGAGTGCCGCCCAAGATTGTGCGTTGAGTCTCAACTCCTCATACTCGCCTGCCGGCTCCGCGTTTACATAGCCATTTTCGACGAGATATCGAATCGTAGCTTCGGCAAATTCAATCTCGTCGTCATCGGCGTCCCGCCCATAGATAAACAGTGGATCTATGTAAACACCGCGCGGATGCTTCAGGTACAACTCGCCAAATATCTTCACCACCTGAGTGTGAAACAAGGCGATGTTATCAGGTGCCGACATCTTTCCCCCTCCCATATTCCCGCGCCGATGATGGCATGGGCGGGAGGGGAGTCAAGATCGTGGGTGGTAGGTGCTGCGATGATGAGCGCGGGCACTACCCCTGCCGATCCCGCAACCTCACCACGCCGTCGCCACGCTCGTCGTTGATGAACTCTACGCCGGCGGCTTCGAGGGCGGTGCGGATGGCCTGCACTGTGCGCGGCATAAGTTCTTCCCCGCGTTCGAGGCGGGTGATTGTGGCGGGAGACACATCTGCTAGCGCAGCGAGTTCTCTCACGCCCAGTCCTGTGGCCGCTCTAGCCATCTTGCATTGCACTGCATTCATTTGATTACCCTGTGCGCTTTTGCGCTTGACGTGCTTACTGCGCAATCGTATAAGCACACTGTAATCATTTTAGCGCCACGACGCAAACGGAGCCTGCATCATGCTTAACAAAGTCTCAGTGCCAACGCCGAAGGCCAAACCCAAGGCACTCGAAATCGAAGCCCAGTTCGACACTCTCCAAAAGTCCGTTGAAATACTGTGCTGGCTTGGCGAGGAGGTTGAAAAGAATGTCGCCGCCATGAAGCGGGGGAGCTTCATTCCTGCCGGGTGCACGATGCTAGACGATCTGGCTGGCGAGCAAGCTTACATCGTCAGGCGGATGCTCGCGGACCTTCGCGGGGCTTGGAGCCGGTATGCCGACGAGGTGGAGGCATGACCACGAACAAGTTCGCAACTGATCGACTCGAGGCTGCACGTGACTGCCTGCTCGCGGCAGGCGAGTTGAATGATACGGCGTCCGACGTGGCCGGGAGGTTCAGTCACCGCGCCTATCAATTGGTCACGGCAGCGCTCTTTTCGCTTAAGGGCGAG